GCTGTAATCACTGGCAAAACCATCGTTGATGGTTTCAGTATTGCCATTTTCCTTCTTTTGAATGTTTGTCAAATACCATTCAGTATCCAATCCACCAACCTCTGATCCATTTTCAATTGTAGGAGTCACACTCCATATTCCTCCATTATCTATCTCTTTACCAGTAACTTTAAGATTTTGACTATTGTCAACTACAACCAGTACTTTCTTATTATCACCAACATTATAGTTATCTATTTTGCTTTTATCTCTGACACCTACAGTTATAACACTATCTTGTTCAGCATTATTCACAACAACTGATTCTACAATAGTCTCAGAATCAAGATCTGTTTTTAGTATAAAATTAGTAGTTGTATTATTATCATTTATAAGATTATCTATTGTAAGAGTTTTAGCATTATAATCATTCCCACTAGACCAAGCAACAGTTCCCCCATTTGCAATGAAATCACCGTCAATAGACATACTTGTTATTTGATTATTTAAGAGCACATAAGATTTATTTCTTAATTCCAAATCTTCTAAACCAATCAGGTTCTCATAAACATATAAAGTAGCATTATCTCCAAGAAACACATTTTTTAAATTAGCATCTTCTCTTGCATGTATTTCTGAGTCATCATAAAGAGAAATGTTACTTATACTAACTTCATCCACATTACCATAGGTTCTTAACTCTGAACTATCATTTAATGTTACATTATTAATATTTTGTTTTAACTCACCCTGTGGAGAGTTGACTCGATCAGTTTGGCTTGCATCAATGATAGATTTACCACTAAAATCAGCATATTCCAGTACACTATTGTCATAAATGCTTAATGTAGTATCATTTAAAATATTTCTTTCTTCATTTGTTCCTGTAATTTTCCCATTTCCTGTCAACCTAATATTTCCACCATTACTCGTCAACTTTTTTACAATACTCTGATTTTTAATTGCATTGTTCCATGTATCGACATCGAGAAATAACGAAGAACCTTTATCCAAAGTTATTCCAACGACCTCAGATTTATCTATTAATCTTATATAACTAGTCCACCCCATTTTTTCATTTAAAACTATATTATTACCATTAACATTGGTTAATGTTATAACCCCGTCTGTAGAATTAACATTCGTTAAAACTCCTCCAGTCATCTCAAGTTGACCTTTATTCAGAATAATATCTGAACCATCAGAAGCTGTCATTATTACTCTGCCACCAGAAGTAATGGTGGCATTAGAAAGTGTATCGTTCGTTATGGAAACATAATTAGTATTTATCTCAGTATTATCATATACACTTGCATAACCTGTTATATAATTTGCATTCATCAATACTATAGTTGTTAAAATTGCTCTTTTTAAGTTTTTGTTCATTAGTATCTCCTACTTTTTCCTCAATGTTATTTTTTACAAATATAATATGTTTTTCAGCTAACTTATTTCTATTAAAATCACTATATCGTTTTCCTCATAAAGCAAGATATACAAAATATGTTTTCTTTTTTTACTAAACAAAAAAACCTACCTCCCTCAGAAAGTTTTCCGAGGGAGGTAGGCTATGAAAGTTTCACGCAGATGCATGTCCCCCCCATATATACTCTCACGCTATATAACTTTAAATAGCACATTTTATTGCTCTCTTACTTTCTTTATTTTACATTTTCAGATATTTGCATTCAATAAAGTGTTAATTAATATATATTTAAATTCATTTGCATTAATTGCATTCATCCTATTTATATCTTTTTAAGATAATTTTATTAACTTTATGACATTAATATTGTTTCTTCATTCGACCCCTTTCAACTTTTTTATTATCAGGACTTAAAAATTTATAAAAAGAAACATACTCTTGTTCTGCGCCTTTTTTTATTTTCTCGGGCGCAGTAAAACTATGTGTCTTTAATTACAATTATGATTTTTCACAAAAATAAGCTATATATCACACAAAATAGATAACTCATTTTCTTAATATAACAATAAATACTACTTAATTTAGAAACTCCATCTTGCACCTATGTTCCACTGCCAGTTTTTAGTAAAATCACTGCCGGCACTACGCTCTACATCGAAATACACATGACTGTTTTTCCCAGATGCAAAAGCCGCACCTATGCCATATTCAAACCAGGTATCGTTGAAGCTGTCACTCACATTTACTCGACTACTGCTATCGGTCATAGAAACATCATAATCACCGCAGAATTCGTGCAACAGGTTAGCTTTAGCATAAACGATACCTTTGCCGCCGATTTCTTTGCCGATATTGAGACCAATACGGCCAACAGCACTTTTAATGCCACTTTGATTTACTTCAATACCATTGCTGGCTGTGTAGCTGTCGCCTCCCAAATAGCCCAGTGTAAACTGTGCCTGCGGTTCAATATACCAGCCATTTTTTAAAGCATTTTTCCTTCCGTATTCAGCACTCAATGCTACGCCGGTATTGTTAAAATCGCCGGTGATCTTATTACTGTTAGTATCGTAAACCGTAAAATCGTTATCCATATTGCTGATTTTAAACACCAAATCCAGATAGTGGCCTTTGCTACCAATCTCGGTATTGTAGAAGCTGATGGCCTTACTGCTGTTGTCTCCACTGCCTCTGCTGTAACTGCTGCTACCATCGGTATAGCTGATAGCTGCACCCTGATAACGAGTTTTTTCTTCCGTGCGTTTGGTAACTTCGTCATATCCTAACTCATAGGCAGTATATTTATTTTCAAAACCAAACTTGCCCTCGCGACCAATCTTGCTGCCCTTCACTCTGAACCAAGCACCTTTAGATTCTTCACCATTATGACGCAGTTCACCCATGCGCTGCAACAGCTTGTCATTTTCTGTACGCCAAGTATGGTAATTAAGTCCATTGGAAGCATTTATGATCTCCGTGCTGGTAGTAGGGTTCTCTATATTTGTAATTTTCTTCAGATACCAGTCCGTAGTATAGTTTCCGCTCGTATCAGCAGTTACCTGCTTATCAAGTTCATAACGCTTCCAATAGAGCGTTCCTTCTCCATCTTTCGCCAAGAAGGTACCATTGTTATTGTTTACTGTTGCCAACACAGTTCCCTCTGCACCATCAAGGTTCCCATGCCCAACTTCATTTAAATCTAGATACTGGCTGCCAGTAAACATTCCCTTCACATAAATCCTGTCACTGTTATCAACATTTGTGCTGGCATCTATGTCAAGTTTGAACATTCCATCAACACCTTGAAGGTCGTCTGTTTCAATTTTTTGGAACCCAGAAGCATAAGTCATGTCTATTAAAGCGCCGTTATTTAAAACCACATTTGTAACAGATGAATCACCTGTCATTTTCCATACAGATCCATTGATTGCGCGAATGTCTATTTTCCCTGATGCATTTCCTTGATTATTTGTTGCCGCGCCGATATAAACAGTTCCTTCCTGTTCCATTTTTAATTCAACAAACCCGTTATTCTGCGCTCCCAAATTACCCTTCAGCACTGATCCGGATTTGTTCAGGTTCCACAATATCCTGCCGCTATTATTAGCAAAACTGATGCCTTCACCCTTAACCAGTCCTCTTCCTGCTTGGTTAAGAGCAATCTCAGAACCATTCCCGTCGCTCCAGGCTGCCCAGCCTTTGATGCCGTCATTAGCATTGATATCTATGTTTCCTTCTGCCGTTACCTTACTCATGCCGCCTTCATTGCCGTCAGTAAACGCACGAATGGCAACCGCACTTTCCTGGATTGAAGAAGCGTTGATAATCAGCCCGTCATTAAAAGCAATATTTCTTATCCCGCCGGTCTTCGCAAAATTGTATATGCCATAAGCCCATGAGCTTTCACTTAAGGTTTTGATATCACCTTTACCGTTAACTGCAAGTGAGTTATGCCCTGCAGCTTCAGAGGTTCCATAAATACCGTAAGCATTTGAGCCCGAAGCAGCTTCTATACGAAGATCCTTTGCAACGGTAATGTCAGAAACACCCTCGTTTTTACTGTCCATTCTCAGTCCGTAACAAAACTTTGTTGAAGCAGCGGTAGCCGCAAGCTCATCACCAAAAACTATCTTCTGTCTGCTGTTATCGATGACATTAGTTGCCACGGAGACAGCATAATAATCTCCCTCAGAAGTTATATCAGCAGCGCCCTGTATATTTACATTCTGACTACCGACCCCTTCATTCATCTTGAAAGCGTTAAATTTAAGAGCCTCAGCATAGTTTTGCCCACCTTTTTGTACTGTCCTGATTTTTAAAGCCGTACCCTTTTCCGTTTCGAATGATTGTGTTCCCCCGGCCGCCTGGGAAATAACCCCCCATGCACGCCCACCATGCAGTGATTCAACATTTATCGAAGTATCTCCTTTTAACAGTAACAGGCTACCTTTGCCATTTTCTTTCTGATCCTCATACCTGATACCGTAAATATGTTTATTTTGAGTATCCACGCTACCGGAAATATCAAGTTTTTTATTGAATACGACTTCATTCCTGCCACCGGAAAAACTGCTCATCGAAATTCCTTCCACAGAGGAAGGATTCCAGCCGCTTCCGGTAGTTTCCGTCTTATTCACAACTTTAATATTTACATCATCATTAAAATTAGCTTTAGTAATAGCACCTGCCCCAGGTACAGTACCATCTGTCGCATGAGCCGTAATATCTAGCGCTGCGCCTAGAGATTCTCCACCAGTATTTTGGGAAACAGAAGTTTCCATATCAACATTAAGTTTTGTATCAAAAGTCAACTCTGTCGTCTGACTGGTCGTAGTTCCGCCCGTGGAAGAATAGGCATATACCCCATATAACCAGCTGTGTGTCATGCCAGGTTTTGGACGAACTATTAAATTAAGAGTTCCTGGGGAAATAATTTTTGCAACGCCACCCTTATCCGCAGAGATAACGGACGGTTCTGGAGCTGCAGCTGTACCATTACCACCAAGGATCGTTCCATCTGCGTAATTCATCTCCCCATTGGCAATAACAACATGCCAGTTGTTTTCAGTTGGTGTCTGCCAGTCATAGCCAGACGCATAACTCAAACTATTAACAGCAATCAGACCAGATAAAATAACAAGTTTCTTTCTCAAAGTAACCCCTCCTTCAATTTTTTTACTTAATGTTTAATTTATTACTTACAAGTTATTAGAATAAAATAAACCCGAACTACTTCTTGACCTTTATGCCTTAACCAACATATTCCATCTACCACCATCACCTTTTTTCTTTTGGATTGGGCCGCTGTTTATAACAGCTGTAGCTACAATAATACTGCCGTCTGCGTTTAACTAAAGCTGTATATACATGGTAAGCTTTATTACAACCAAACTCCTTACCACAAATCGGGCACGTCATTACCAATCCGCCTAAATGCCCACATTTATCCCTTTCACTTGATTCTTCAAATCCTTCTAACTTCATTATTTTCATTCCTTACTTCGTCATAATGCCTGAACCAAGAACATTTTTAGAGCTTTATTTTGATGCTCATGCCATCTTTTACTCGTATTTTCTAAAAATAAATATGTTGCTTTTCCCAGCATATCTCACCTCTTACTTGTTTATGTCCAATACATCTTTAATCATTGTTGCTTTCAACATGTTTTCCAAACTACTTTGCATCATGGAATAAAATTTTCTTAACGAGCAGTTTTGTGTTTCAAAGCATTTACAGTAATCATTTCCTTCCAAATAACGGTTTATCTTCACCGTCGCTTCCATAACTTTGAAAATTTCATACATGGATATCTCTTCAACCCTCTTGTCCAATATAAAACCGCCTTTAGCACCCACGATTCTTTGGATAATCCCTGCTGCAATTAGTTTATTAGTAATTTTAAAAATATAGCTCTTAGGAATCCCCATTGCCATAGCGATATCTTTGGAGGTAGTGACTTTGTTTTGTATAGCCAGATACAAAACTATTCTTATCGCATAATCGGTAGTAACATTTATTTGCATATTCACCCCCATTAAAACAGACCAGTAAAGTCCGCTTTCTTTTTGTAAAAATAAAAGCCTACCTCCCTCAGAATTATTATCTGAGAGAGGTAGGCTATGAAAGTTCCATGCAAACGCATGTCCCCCCCACATATACTTTCACTCTATATAGCTTTCAATAATACAATATATTGCTCTCTTACTTTTCTATATTATATATTTTTAACTTTTTCTGTTCAATAAACAAATAGTTAGTATACTTTTATATTTATTAATATTTACTTCAAATCCGTATTATACATCCTTATTTAATTCGTGCATTTTTTATCATCAGCATTCAAACATATATACTTTTTGTTCTTCGCATTATCTATTTTCTTAATATAGTAACACTTATGTATTTCAGTTTAGTTTTACATTTACATAAAATAAGCCTATATGTTATATACAGGCTTATTTTATAGAAATTCAAGTTTCACTTATCTTAAGTTTGATTTTTCAATAATGATTCCCTTTTTCGCTAAATTTTCCAAACATTCGTGCATATATACTTCATCATGTTCTAAATATACTTTTTCTTTTATTAAAGGTATTAAGTCATTTGGAACAGTGTTAATATGCTTTCCCCTATAATTCCTATAAAACCACTCACTACTTACTTTATAACCCCTATTAAACATCTCCTGCATAACCTTTGCATGATACAACTCAAGATCATGCAAACTATGCTTAAACACATAATCTACCACTCTATGCTTTTTACCCCAACCGTTACCTCGCATAGCACAACATTCACGATGCTGCCCAAGTAGCTGTTGCCTTGGTAATAATGGTATTAATTCTTCATGCCACAATCTCATTTTATACCTCTACATAAGACGACATTTTTTCTACTTCTTAATTTTATAATAAAAAAGAAAGCCTGACTACTACATTAAGTAATAGTCAGGCTTTCTTTAGTACGCATATGTTACCCACACACCAGTTTTTTTATCTTGCCAATCATACTCGCCTCGAAATCCTATATATTTGCTACCTATCCGGCGGCTCACTCCGTAGCTGGCACCTATAACATAGCGATCAACATCAATTTTCAGTCCTACTTCCCGTAGGACCCCTGGTGCGGATGGTGGCAAGGATTTCAATATTTCTTTCTGCAAGTTTTCTTGATTCTTCGACAAGGCTTCCAGCTCGGTCAACTGCTTCTGCAGCAGCTCTTTCTGCAGTTTGGCTTCGGTCAATTCCTGATCCGATACTTTCAACCGTTCTTTTGCTATCTGCAATTCCGCTGCTAATTGACTGCTGATTGCTAACTGCCTGTTCGAGTTTTGTTCCAGGGTCGTTAGTTCTGTTTCCGTTATCACGTATACCGGCTCGGCTGAACAAATAGCAGGCAAGAAAAAGAACTGCACAAACACCCATACCAACAAGAAAGCGATTATTAGATATCCAACTTTTGATTTTTTCATACATGTTATTCCTCCATAGAAAAAGCACTCTGCTTTCGCAAAGTGCTTAAATTAAATTTTTTCAAATTATTCAATATACTATTTTGCAGAATTCATAATCCTATTAATATCCCTTGATAATCGATCAATTTCCACCTGTTTTATATTATCATCTACACTAGATAAAAATAAATTATCAATTAAAAGCAAATCATTTGGTCCTATGGATAACATGCAAAGCTTCACATATAAATTAAAACGAACTTGATAGTCTTTGTCATTCTCTGGATTTACATAAAAAACATTATCCCAATATAACTTCGGATATTGCATAAGATACAACTCTGCTATAATGTCCAAAACTAATAGTATTCTACACATATTAAACAGGACTTCAGAACGGTTAGTAGTTCCTTCCAGTTTATGGCTAGTTAAATTTCTATTAAAAATCATAGAAAAATTCTTACTTTCGTAAGCATCAAAATCTTCATATAACACTTCACCAAGAATATATCGCAAATATTCTATATGTTCATCAGTTATAACACATCTATCATCAAGATAGTATTCTTTCTCCTTCAAATACTTATCTAGCAAAAGTGCAAAACCTTTCATTTTATTAAACGAAAGAGCGGAATCTTCATCAGCCCATTTTCTAAGAACAGCTTCAACAAGCGGTAGAAGTGTCATATAAGCGCATATTTCGTTGCCATTCATTGCATCAAAGCATGCATATTCTATAACAGACATAAAAGGCGTGAATATCCTGCATTGTTTATATCGATACTCTACCTGATAAGCTCTTTGTCCGGGCGACAAAATTTTACATGTTACGTTTGTTGCTGACAAATTCCCTTGCTTAAGCTCATACGCAAGTTCGCTAACCAATTTACCTGTTACACACTGATATGGTGGAATACAAAATAAACTTTTCCGTAATTCTGCATTTATAGCTTTATAGTTTTCCCAAAAGGAATCAGATTTTCTTTTTGTGTAAACAGCCATATACTTCACCTTTGAATAATCATATTAATAAAAATTTAATATAGTTATTCGATAAACATTAAATTTTCCCTTCAAAAACTATACAACCTGTTCTATAAATTTCACAACTTTCTGCATTAACACGAGTATCAATACAAATCAAAGTACTTCTAATGCTAAATCAACTTTTCGTAATGTGAAGTAGTATCTTGCCATTACTTTTATAAATTTGCGTAATCGGTTACTCCACGTGCAATAGCCTTTGCAATCGCATCTTGTTTATTCTCCAGCAAAATAACATCGTGATCGTTATCAATAAAACCCATTTCGATAAGAATAGCCGGCATATCGGTATTTCTCAGCACAGATAAATTCTGACGTTGTTTCAGCCCGCGATCTGGTATTTGTGGATCTATACTCTGCTCAGTATCAACAAGTTGCTTATGCACACAAGCAGCCAATCGTTCGGCTTGCCCACCAAAGTTAAACACCAACGTTTCAATACCTCTTGCGTAGCCGTTAAAAGCGTTACAGTGCAAGCTGACAAAAACATCAGCTCCCCAGTCATTTGCCGTTTGGCAAACATTAGGATAAGTTGGAGACTCACCATTTAAATTATCGCTCTGCAGACGCATCACCTCACAACCGGCATTCTTCAAGTAATATTCAACAAGCTTCCCTACTGCTAATGCCACATCACATTCTTTTAAACCACTATTAGGATTCACGGCACCAGGGTCAACGCCTGGCATATGCCCTGGATTTATAAATACTTTCATTTTTTACGCTCCTTTCAAAATTTAACTGCAATTCTCATAGTTTCTTTTTAACAAAAGCGACTAATCCGCTCATAGCTTCCACGCCGGCATCATTTAAGTTTTCAATAATGCTGAGCAGCTCTGTTACAACAAGATATCCAATAACCGTCATAACAGCCCAAGTCGGTTTGTCTAAAACTCTCATAACTACATCAACAACAGCTGCAGATAATGCACAAATTAAATAAACACCGATTTTCCCAAGGAAACGGTGTTTCATAACTTCACTTTTTATCTTTTTGGCAGCCCTAGCTTTTTTTATTCCTTTAATAGATTCTAGAATAGTCGGATTTTCAATACCACTATCTTTTAGATGAAGATACGATATTGCAACCCATTTTGTAAAACAATCAACAAACACTAAGAAAGCAAAGCTGTAAAACAATATAGCATGCTTATGCAAAATCATAGCCAACATTGCCGCAATCAAAGCTTTATACGACCACCCTTGTGTCAAAGTCTGTACGGCACCTATTGCCGCAAATTTAAAAGATTCCCAGTTCATTTTTGCCTCCTGTATAATGCTCCTTAAAGGAGCGTGATATTTTGAATACTAAAAAAAGAAAACGCATGAAATTACCTAACGGCTTTGGTAGTGTGGTATTAAGAACTGACGGTAACCGCCGCCGTCCATGGTCTGTAAAAGTCACAATCAACGGCCGTCAAAAATCAATCGGTGATACAGCCACAGAAATAGAAGGATTAGCTCTTTTGGCCGAGTACCACAAAAACCCTTCTCTTTTCGCACCAGCATTGATTACTTTCTCGGAAGTATTTGAGCTTATGCGGGCCGAGAGATTTCCAAAACTGGCCAAAACTACACAGGTTAATTACCTTTCGGCATACAAACACTGCCATAGATTGTATGGCAAGAAGTTTGCCGAATTAAAAATCGGTGACCTGCAAGCTGTTATTCGTGATACAAGAGAATCTGGCGCATTATACGCAATGCAAAAGAAAGTCCGGCAAATACTGCACCATTGCTACACTTACGCAGTTAAGTATGAGATCATCTCACCAACAGCAGACATAAGTCAGTACATCGACATCGATCAACATAAAGTGAAATACCCTAAAACGCCTTTTAATACTCGACAAATCAACAGAGTAAAAAAGCTTGGCGATAAATGGGCTATGACGGTGCTCATGATGATATATGCCGGTGTTCGCACCTCCGAACTGTTATCTATCGTCAAAACGGACGTCAAACTGCGACAGCGATATTTTATCGTTCGAGAGTCAAAAACTGCTGCCGGTCGAAATCGTGCTGTGCCAATATCAAAAAAAACTATACCCTATTTTGAATTTTGGATGCAGCAGCCAGGTAAATATCTCATTACTACAGACGAAGGCAGTCAACTTACTTACCATCAATACCGAACACGCTTCGATTCTGTCATGGCCGCTAGTAGATGTAAGCATACGCCGCACGAATGCAGACACACATGCGCTACTATGCTGGATAATGCAGGGGCCAATGATACCGCAGTCAAGCGTATCCTTGGTCACGCCAGTCAAGGAGTTACTAAACGGGTTTATACTCATAAGTCCCTCCATGAGCTAAAAAAGGCTATAGACCTCATTTGACAGCTCTAAGTGGTATTAACCCGGCACGAATTTACGCAACAAAAAAGCCTGTATCCCTTGGTTTCTCAGGATAGCAGGCGGTTTGAATTCGGTATGATATTTTTGCATCAATTTTTATTAGAAAAGCGCAGTATCTATGCGCTTTTTCAGCCTTTCACTATTATTTTTCTAAAATTATGGCATCTAAAGCTTCTTTGCTATCAGCATCATCAACCAAAGCTTGTTTCTCCCAGCCAGCCTGCTTACAGGCCCCTCTATGTAATCCCAAATCCACATTCCATTGAATGAGTTGTTTAACAGTCAGGTAATAAATTGTTTTTTCGGTTCCACCATCAGGATAGCCTCTCATAGGATAACCATTTGGATAATACTCCGAAAACTTATCAGGAGCTGAATTGATTGTATTAAGATCACTAGAAACTGTGAGCTGCGTATCCTTATCGCTGTCGTATCTTACCATCTCTCCACTACATTCAGATATAAAACCTCCTGTAATTTTACTTGCAGTCCAAGCATCAACTTCCAATAACTTAGAATCTTTTAATTCATCAAGCCCTGGCTCATATGGTGGTATTTCTTTATATTCTCCGGTCTCTGGATCTCTATAATAACCATTTAATAGCATTGTGAACTCAGATTTTGTAACTAAAAACCCGTTTTCTTTTACATCTTCTGGTACATCACCATCTTCACGGTATCCTGGAGATACGCGTTTTCCTTCCTTATCAAGTATAATGTAATATTTAAATTCTTTTTCCATTTTTATCATCCTTTCTTTTTGTACAGTGGGGAAAAATTTTAGGAGATACTGTTAATCTTAAGATTATAACCTTCCCTGTTCCGTTCAACGAATCCTTTGGTGGTGTAGCTTTATTCAACGGAGATCCGGTCGCAGCTGCAGAATATGCAACAATAACTGACGTAACTAATACTAATTTTAAAATTTATATGTATGCCAATAACGCTGGTACTGGTTATGCAAATGCAAACATTTTCTATTTGTTTTTAGGTGCTTAGCAACAGTGGGGATTTACCGCTGATTCGATGTCGATATTGTTTCCTATGGCTTTCTCAAGCACATCATATATTCTGCTTAGCGACATTCAAGTAACATCAGGCGGTAATATTCTTGCGGCATATATTTATCAAAATACCAAAACCATATCGGGAGCAAATTTCGCATATTCGTATCGCCGAAACTGGATAGCCATTGGTTGTTAGCCACAGTGGGGATATGCTGCTTTAACCAGCCAAAATAAAAGTGTTTCCACAAATATTACCATGCCCAATAATAATTATATTGTACAGTTAACAAGCGACTTTACTGTCACTTCTGACGGTTATGGAGCTTTAGCGTGTGTGAGTCGAAGTACAACGAATTTTATCGTAACTAAAGATTTTGGAGAAACCAATAAGCATGCATTTTGGTTAATTATTGGTTAAACAGTGGGGAATAGTTTATGCTGAACAAGGGTATATTATTGTTACATTGCCTTTAGCATATAGCTCAAATAAATATGTTGTCATAGGCCAAGATCTCGACTACACAAGTAATGATACCGACGGTTACGGTGAAAACGTAGGCATAACTCAGGTTACAATAAATTCGATACGTGTTTCGATTACGAAAGGTCGTTATCTATCCTATTGCACAATAGGGTTTTAGGACACAGTGGAGAAATAAGCCTGGTTTATGGGCAATACCGTTCACAGAATTTGTTGCTGGCGGCATTACCATGACACGCACAGGATGGCAGGCTTCTGGTGAATGGAATGGCGACTCAGGAACAATCTCACTGACTGGCTACACAGCTTCTTGTGCAACGGGAAATTCTGTTTCAAGCATTGGTGGATCTGCAATAGCCATCGGTATCTAAACAGTGGGTAATTTGCTCTAATCAAAAAATGGTTTATCCCATCCCTTTCACAGAAGTTCTTGCTTTTTCAAAAACCAATGAATACTACTATATGGATGAAAATGTAGCTTTTACAAGAGAAGTAAGTATACAAAGTATTGGAACTGATAGCATGAGCTGCTATCGATACGGTACTAAGACCAGTGTGATTTTAATAGGAGTTTGAACAGTGGGGATATTCAACGTCAACAGGAGTTACTTTCCCCATCGCTTTCAGAGAGTGTTATGCCGTTGTAAGTAATGCTCATAGCAACACCACTGGAAATGCCGATCATTATCATCTCTTAAGTTGGACAGCAACAGGAGCAGCTTTTGGTTATTGGAACATGAGTTTTTACGGCACACTTTATATAGCCCTCGGGGTCGAATAAACAGTGGGGATATGCAACCAACAACAACGGAACATGGGCTTTAAACTTTAATACTGTTTTATCAGCAGTTGTAACAGGTTCGCCAGGTTATCCATCAAGAGAATTTTGTGGTTTTGATTTTAACTACACCGTGACAGGTTGGTCTTTTAATGCCGGATATGGCGGTCCAGGCGTAACGCATTTATATGGTATAAAAGCTACAGCTATTGCTCTTGGCTTTTAAACAGTGGGGATATTCTTCATCACGTACAGCGACCTTTCCAATTCCTTTTCCAACTGCGGCATTATTCGTTGTAGCCATACCTAAAACTACAAGCACATCAGCTACTGCAACTGGAGCAGAATATCTAGGTACTACCAGTGTTAATTTATACCTTCATGGAACTTCGGGCTGGTATTTCGTAGGCGGCCATTGAACAGTGGGGAGCTAATCTGCATGGTTGGGTTATATTTCCTATTCCGTTTTCTCAATTCAGGAGGTTGGTAACAAATCACCAAGGTATAGTATTCATGGATTCTAAAGCTGTAGAAAGCCATTCATTGTCAGGTTTTACTCTTGATGTTAGAAATAATAATGATTCATCAGAGGATGCCCAATGGATAGCCATTGGGTGTTGAACAGTGGGGAATAATCTCAAACAATAAAGCCATTTTCCCACTGGTATTCAATCTTTTTGTTAGTTCAGCATTGTTGCTTAATCGTGGTCCAGGAACAGGTACTTGGTATGGCGATAGCTCCAATACAACATTGACTGGAATATCTTGTGTAACTCCAGACTACGTTTTAAATGGGACTTACATTGCAATAGGAGCATAACAACAGTGGGGATATGTGAAATCAACAAAAGTTACTTTTCCAATTCAGTTCAACATAATTTACACTGTTTTAGGCAATGCTCATGGTTCTAATAATAGCAACAACGATCATTACTTTTTAGGTTCTTTCTCTACCACTGAAGCGAGTTTTTATTATTCTAATATGAATTTTACTGGATTGTCGTGGATAGCCATCGGCAGTGCATAACAACAGTGGGGATATGGCAATTCCGAATCGACACAAACATTTCCTGTTAAATATCCTAAAACTGTAATTGGAATATATGGGAGTAAGAGAGCCATAAACTATGAATATACCTTTGCGGCAACGAGCATTACAAACACTAATTTTTTCATGGCTACACGTAACGCAGAGGGGAACAGTAGGGTTATAGCTTGTAACTGGCTGGCTATCGGCCAATAGCAAACCAAATGAAACTACCAAACCATGGATCACCGCCA